CATTGAGTAGAAACTGCGAATGCTTGACCTGCAGTCTCATAGTAAGCTACTGTGAAAGTAGTTGCTGAAGGAACTGCTGTTACGATAGCCTTGTTGAAAACGCCTGATGCATTGTTTTGAATCATAACGGTTTGTCCAACACGGATAGCGATGTAAGTAACACCACTGTCAGCTACAGTAAAAGTTGCTGTTGCTGATGCTGCTGCTGCTGCTGAAGTGATATTGGTGTACTTAATGTGTAAACGTCCTTGTTCTGCCCATTTGATTTGGTCAGAGTTAGACGGCATCTCTGCTCCTACCATACGTAAGAAAGATGCGATTGTTCTGTTACCATAACGCTCAAATTCTTTCTCGTAAGTATCCGGAAGATACTGATTCAAGAAGTTGAAGTTGGTAATGTAGTTTGTCTGTAACGCTACCTGCTCTGCAGAAGGTTGCAGGGCGTAGGTGGGGTTATTTAAAAGTGCACTTGCCATTTTTTTTTAATTTTTAAATTGTTTTAAAATCGTTTTATACTGCGTATTTTCAGGTTTCTACCTGAATCAGGATTTACAGCCTTTACCTGAAATCCATCAGTTGTTTTACCAACCTCGGGCACTCTACGTTCAGACATTTGAATATTTTTAATGCCTTTCATCGTACCCTCCGTTGCATCTGATTGTCCTTGTTCATAAAAGAACTTAGCAAATTTTTCAGGATTCATTGCTATTGACAATGACCTATGATAGCCTGATGCGTCTTTCATTAAACCTTGCTCATCCAAGAACTTATTAATAAAGTTCTGAGGAGTTGATTGGTTCTTTTTTAACTCATTAGCGTCTCCCGGAGCAAACGTAAACTTCTTGTCATTAACATTAAACTCAAAACCTTTGAACTCACTGTTAAAGACATCATTCGTCTTTTGGTCAAACCATTGACGTTTACGATTGTTTTCCTCTTCTATGGTCTTTGCCTGTTGGGTATATTGCTTGTAGCTTTCGTAAACTTCTTTCTCTTCATCGGGGATAAATGCCGTTCTTGACTCAAGAGGCATTTTGTATTTCTCCTTGTGAGAATTGAAGTATTTCTTGGCTTCAGCAAGAACTTTCTTCTTTGTGATTTTTACTTTTTTAATGGTTGACTCATCATCCAAATCTTCATCGTATCTGTATTCATCCATTAACGACTCGATGTCATCACTATCAAGTCCTTCCTGCGTAGCAGTTAAGTATTCTTTAAGGAGTTTATCAGGGTCCATTGTTTCAAAATCTTTCTTAAGATTAATGAAATCTTCAAAACCTCTGCCTGTTTCCTTTTTGTATTTCATGTAAGCAGCTACATCTTCCGGAAGTGGCTCTGCATCTTCACGCTCAGCTACTAAATCGTCTAATGAGTTAATCTGCTTGTTATACCTTTTACCAATATATGAAAGAACGTCTTCGTCTTTTAATTCTATTTCTGCTGCTGCAGACGCTGCTTGTGCTTGTGCTGCTGCCGCTGCCGCTATCTCTTCTTCACTTGAACCATTACCTTGGTTCATTTCTTGTTCATGCTTATCAAGCAATTGTTGCTCTACTTCTTGAACACTTTTTGGTTCAATTATGTCTAATGCTCTTACTTTAAATTCCATTTGATTTGATTTAATTTATACAAACTTAGATAAAAATTTTTATATTCTAACGAGGTTCAAATTCAGCTAAATCAAATCCGTCTAAACTATCCTCATTTGATTCGAAACTCATAGGTGGTAAATTGTTCTTTCTTTGATTAATTAATTTAGATTGCTCGCTATTTTGTTGACTAATTCTTTTTGCTTTTGCATCTTCTTTCATCTGCTCTCTTGCGTTTAAATCACTAACCTCCATACCACGTAACTGCAAGTTGTATTCAAACTCTTCACGCATTAATTGCGATTTCAATGTAGCTTCTTGCTGAGACCTTTGTATATCAAATGCAACTTCTGCTTGTTTAATTTGCATTTTAGACCTTGTCTCCATCTCAATTTTCTGTAACGCAACTTGACTTGCCATTTCTTGAGACTTTAATTGCTGCTGAGCAATCATGGCTTGTTTTTGCATAGCCATTTTTTCTTCACGGTCTTGAGTCTTAATTCGTTTCATTTTCAATAACTGATTAGCCATTTTAATGTTACGAATTTCACGAATGTCGATTGCATCTTCAAGATTAATATCTCCTTTAGCCAATGCCATTTGTATATTAGCTTCAAGCTGTGCTTTCTGCTCTTCATCAGGTGAAATCTCAATGAATATACCAAAGTCATAAATATAAAGGTCTTTAATATCATTTAATATTGATACGTTATACTTTCCAATTTGATTAGCAAACTCCTCTTTAAAGTCTGAGTATTCTAAAATGTCTGCAATTCTATAAGTTAAAGCCTCAGCTAATGAACGATAAATGTACAAAGATGCATCCAAGATGTGTCTTGTTGCTGTATTTGAATTTAAAGCTGCTAATTTTTGTATGCCAACTAATGCATTAGGGTCAGGTTTAGAACCATCTCTTGCTTCGTTAAGACCGGTTACGGACCTAATCATGTCAATGTAGTGGTTCATGTTGGTAATCAACATCTGCGTTTTACCTGCACCTGAGTTAGAACTTAACTGAGTGATAGGCACTCTTGCATTATTAAAGTCACCATCTTGAGTAAAACTACGTCCAATTACACTACCTGTTTGGAAGTATAATCTAAGTGCATCCTCAGGATTGTATGCATTACCGGTTCCTAAATCAATCTCATTTAATCCATCGGCATCAATAAATACACCATCAGGAACAACTCTTGCAATTACTTGCTGAAGTTTTAAGTGTGTAATTTGAATCAAGTCAGCAAATGGTATCATCCTTCTGCATAAAGACTCAATTACTCCCTTGTACATACGTGGAGCACAAGCAACATAATTAGGCAATGCGTGCTGAGATGCGGACTTAGGACGAACCATATTCTCAGACATCTTCCATTGTAATAGGATATTGGTACCCATTACCAAAATGCCTTCATACCAAACATCAATAGTCTTTTCAATTTTTTCAAACTTACCCTCTTCCATCATTTCAACCGGAGGATTAAAGTTTTCATCTTTCTCAATAATTCTTGAACCGCCACCCTCAAGTATCTTTTTCTTATAAACTATCTTCTTGGTAGACTTATAATTAAAATACATTAGTGTACAAGTGTCACGATAAAACAAACTGTTCTCATAAAATTGAGCAACATTGTAATAATCATACCATCCTTGACTGTATTGAGTAATTTCTTGTAAATCTTCTTTGGTTAAAGATTGGTCAATCTTCATTAATTCTGTTAATGAAACTGTCTTAATCTCACCCCAATAAAAACAATCTTTAAAGAAAGGGTCTTCTGTGTAGCTATAGACAATATTAGCCGGGTCAACATACGATATTTTAACGCCTGCTCCTTGAAGAAACTCGTGTTTTGCAACACCTATACCAATAACTGTGGTGTCATAGTCTATTCTTTTACGAATATCTTCATAATGATTTTCATCAAATATGGTATTAATACCTACCTCTTCAGCAATTTCAATAGCAGGTTTATACTTAAGTTGCATATACAATGCTAACTCCTCGTCATTTTCCGGTAACTCTTCGGGGTCTATAGTGAATGCATTAACTCCTGTTTTATCTTTAATAGTTGTTAATATATCTTTTGAAATCATTTGCCCCTCTAATTCATCTTGATATTTGCTTCTTTTAGATTGAGACATTGCATCTTGTGCATAAGCCTTAACCTTAAATAATCTATCAGACATACCATTGACAACAATGTCAATAAATTTAGGAAGGATAGGGACCGGAGTCCAATCTAAGTTCAAATAAGATAAGTCACCATCAATAGCTAACTCATCTTTATATTTTGCAATTGATTGTTCGCCACGAGCATAAAGCCTAAGTCTACGGAAGTCTCTCCATTGACTATAGTATCTACAAGAGTTACCATCTTTTCTGAACCACTCATATTGGATAGCTTGCCCCACTTGCAACCCAAATGCATCCGAAGCCTTTTCTGCATCAGTTGCTAACTGACTTGGAAATGAAGTGGCATTTATCTCTATTTTTATGTCGTTTTTCATCTAATCAATTGACTTGTTGTACCTTCATTTTTATACTTAGCGAAGTTAATAATTATTTTTGATTCTTTTTTCTCAGGAATGTAGAGGTGTTTTTGGTTAGCCATTATACATAATCCGGAACTTATCGAAGCATCAAACTTGGTTCTATCGTTAATATCAAACTTTGCCCAATCTTCAAGAGTCCTTGTAAATGGCATTGTTCCCATTTCTTCCGGGTCTCTATACTTAGCCTCTAAATCTAATCCAACGTGTTTCTCTATGTACGACTCAATTGCTGAAGCGTGTGCCTGCCTAACATCTTCCGAAGAGTTTGGAATACCACCTAATTCTCGTTCAGTTTTTGTTAGCTTAGACATCTGCTTGTCAGGTCTATTAATAGAAAATCCTCTGTACCCCCTATTTTTAAGATGGTATAAAAGTCTTGGCTTATTATTTTCTACTAAGATAGGCATTCCATAAAATACTATTGCCATAAGGACTTCCTCAAAAAAGATTTCTGCTGTCTGCGGACGAGCAACATACTCCAAGAAGAACTCATTTACAGGAGCATCGTCCATGTGGAATTTAGTCTGACCATGCAATGCACCATTCGAACCACGTCCACCAACTACTGCTGATATGTCATAGGAGTCACAACCAAATGAACCAAGGTGCTCATTACCCGGGTATTTAACACCATTGCGGATATGCACATTGTTCTGCATATGTTTTGGTGGTGCCCAACTGATGTTGAATCTACCTCGTGTGTCAGGAGTCCATATTACTTGGGTATC